TTCTCTACGCATCTCTTCTGGGCTGCCACTAGGAGCGATACCAGCAAACTCTGGATACTGTGACACATCAAAAAGGTCTTCTGGATACTGCTCATAAGGGTCTTCACCAGCCTTACGCATCTCGTCCAGAGTCAAGTAGAATAAGTTGTCTCTCTTCTGACTCTCAGCTTTCTGTCTATCAGATAAGCCTCTGTATAGGTTATATCCAGCTTGAAGAATAGTGCCTAAAGGATTAAAAACAAAAGGCCCAGCTTGTATTGCCCCTTGAGGAACAAGCGCGCTAAACAGGGCGTTTTCAAGAGTCTTCTCAACTACATCTCTACCTGTCGGCATTATGACTTCCTCTCAACCTGCTTAACTTTCTCTACAGTGCGCATAGCACCTAAGCCAAGCATACCTAACAAGACAGGCAACAGAGTCTCCATGTCAATCAGTGGGATGACGACATCGTACTCTAGTAGCTCTAGCACCATGTTAGTAAACGGGATAGTAATAAAGTTACCTGCCATGCCTAAGACACAGACCCAACCTACTGCTGGCCTCCACCCTGACACAAACAGAGAGGGATGTTCAGCCTCTGCCTTGTTTATCTCTAGCTGTGCTTTGACTACCTCATGGGCGTGTTTCTCTGCCATAGTAGCTATGTCGTGAGCCAAAGCAGCCTTCTTGTCTTTGTCTTCTATGAACTTGTCTAGTATCCCAGCAATAGGGCCAGCTAGACTACCAATAAGATTTAGCATTACTTACCACCCCAGTTCATCCAAACACCAGTAGCTAAAGCAGCCAACAGTGCAGTAGTTAGCATCCTAGCTATGGTCTGACCCACAGTCTTCTTAGTGTCACGCCAAGTCTCCAGTAAAGACCTTAGTTCTTTGACATCATCATAGGCTTCTTCGTCAGACAGCCCAATGTTTCTCAGTGCCTGTTTAGCACCTTCTCTGGCTGCTCTGTCAATTAAGTCTTCTATTTCTTGTTCGGTCATCTATACACTCGCTACTGCTGAAACGGCTGCTGCTAATGTGCCTATTACTACCACTGCTGCAACAACTACTATCGTTATGTCTATCAAGTCTTTCTTACGCTGTGCTGCTGCTCTTATCTGTTCTAGCCTACGTTGCTTTATCTTTCTGCGTTCCCGCAACATATCCCTGTAAAAGTCACCTTCTCCTGTGTAGATTAGAAACTCTCTCAGTTCCTTCTCCATCTGTGCTGCTTTGTGTTTAGCCATCGTTATCTGCATAGCTTCGGCTTCTACGCTTTCAGCACCAAACACTTTAGTTACATAAGGCTTGGATTCGTGTTCTATCTTTGCTTGGGCTATCTGGTCATTTGCATCCCAGAACTTCGCCAAGCTATCCCCCATTTCTTTTAGTTCTTTTCCCCTCTGTATCCCCGTCTTTAGTGCAGTGAAAGCAGAGTTAGCCAAGCTAATAGCTGCTGCCACTTCTATCATATTTATTCTTCCTCAGTTACCCACGGCATACCTGTAGCGGTAGCAGGAGTCATAACAGAATCTAGCTTTGACTGTAGACTAGCAGTAACACCGTCCACATCAATAGCAGACTCTACCCATCCGATAACGTCTGCTTCAGTCAGGCTGTCAAAAGCCACAAAGCCATCAGCAGATGCGTCAGGCGTAAAGCTGGCGTGTACCATGTCGCTGACTGTTATGTCACCACTGGTCATTGAGACTACTGCTCGGACACGAACAACACCTCCATCATCAGTATTCCGTACCATCTTATCTATCGTGTATGAAAGTGCCATGTTAGCTTCCTATAGTAATCCAGCCAGTTGTGTTGTCTGCTTGATAAGCATACTCGTCCCAGTAAGCGTCACCTTCTGGTTTAGGTAGAGGTGCTTCCCAGACAAAATCTGTAGAGTTGTAAGTCCATGATGCAAACGGTATAGAAGGCTGTAGGTCTGCGTTACCGCCACCACTCGGCCTCTGGTCTGGGCCTTCAGGCAGTGCATTGTTAGGGAAGCCAGACTGTGCAGGTACATCACGCAATGCAGTCCTGTAGTTCTGATAGATAGTTTTATCTGCATCGCTCAGTGGTGAGTCAGGCAGGATAGCCCAGTCAGTCTCAACCAGTCGCGCATCACGCTGTGCCCGGACGTTAGCCTTTTTGTTAGCCAAGTCGTTTGCTATGGCTTCAGCAGAGCGGTCAATGACGCTGTAGGTCTGGAAGTAAGAGCCTTCACGTTCCTCAACAGCACCCTCAATGACTACCTGCGTATCTGCATCGTAGCTTGGGCGCGTATCTTCCTGAAGCACAGCCATGTTTAGACCAGCCAGAGCAGCATCAGTAAGTGGAAGCGGGAAGCTAGTGTTCGGGTTAGCCCGGAGAATCTGCCTCTCGCTGACAATAGCCGAATTAGTTATGTCGTAATATCTCATTGTTGTTTACCTTGCGTTTGAATAGCGAAACGGCATTTCTGCAAATGCCATGAATATATATGAAGAGCCGGAACCATTTACACTACTAC